CGAGGTTGAGTCGTATTGGAATAGCTACTAAACGTGAAGCGCGGTTCCTCGCGCAACCGTGTAAGCATCGAAGTGACTGTTGATTGCGACAAACGCTCGCCCGCGGCAACAGAGCGTGCACGGGCACGGGCAGGAGCGAGCAGGGGGTACAGTCGGGTGATCGTTGTGCGCAAGCCGCCGAGCACGTGGGCGCTTATGGACCAACTAGAGGCGTCCGTGGGTCGCGCACGACGCGACTGCGTAGGGCCGGCGCTGAACCCTCCGAACGCATTGTTCGCCAGTGCGGCCTGCCTGGACAGTTTGCTCGCCGCGTTCGAGCTCGCGCTAGTGAAGCACTGGACGGGCGCCGCAACTATATTGGCGAAACGCCGCATCGACGTATCGAGCGATCGAGCCCTGGAGTCAGCACGCGACGCGTCAGGCGCCGGACGAGTTCGCCGCGGAGCAAGTCCGGCGACGCGGTTAACGAGCTGTGCCACTTTGCGAACTGGGCGTTCCGAGTCCTGATGGAAGCGTCGCCTGCCGGTGCCCTCATGTATGATTGTCGCAGGGCGGAGTGGTTTGTTGCGCGTCGATCCGTCAACGTCGGCGGCACATGCACTACCGGCAACCGTGATCAAACGGGTGAGAGTGCCATTGGCGGAGCGAACAGCCGGCAGGGGACGAAGTGCCGCGTTCAGACGCGTTATTGGCGCAGTGGCGGCCTGAGTGATCGCGGAGACACTATGAATCAGCGAATTCAGCATTGTTTCGAATTGGTGCGGTGTGGTGGACATCAGTATTGGTGTCTTGCGTCTAATGCGTCGCTTCGTCCGGGTCTTCGAGATACTGCGTGGCCGCGTCGAGCCAGAACGCCAGATCGTCGAGCGGCATTTCCATCAGGTCATTAGCGCCGAAGCCGAAGCGGATCAGCCCGGCTAGGTCAGCGGCTCCGACGAGGCTTTTTTTTCGAAACTCGCCGCGTCGCCGAGCACACTCAGGTCGTCGATATCCAGATCGAGGAGGTCCTCGTAGAGTGCGGCTTTGCCGTCGAGCTCCACGGTGGGCGCGAGCGCGGCCAGCGAAATGGCAAAAGCGTTGTCGGCCTCGGCAGCGCCCACGATCCGGCGCGCGTATACGGTATCGCGCACCTTGATCTTGCGGGTCAGCTTTGCCCTCCGTCCGGAGGGCAGCGTGATCGCCTGCGGGTAGTCAGTCATGGCACACTATTATCCCCCGATATTCGCGCGGAAGTTGGCTAATTGATCGACGCCGTTGACGATGTACATATTGGCGAGCGCGTCGAACATCAGATATTGGATCCCGCCAACATACAGCTCGCTGTGATAGACGGTCGCGGCGGTCGGAAAATCGACCTGTTCGTGCAGCTTGAAGCTGAGCGGGCCCATGTCCTTGAACTGCGCCGTCATCAGGCCGACCACGGGCGTCTCGGCGACGCGGCCCTGGCTGGTGTAAGTCTCCATGCTCGCGCGAATCTGAAAGCTGTGCGACGTATAGATACTGATACCGCTCAGCACCTGCGGGTAGACGGATATCCACTTGAACTTGACGTCGAGCTTGTCGATACCGGCCGGAAACTCGACCTTGGCCGCCATGCCGAGCCCTTTATGCTCGGCGAGTATCGCCTTGGGCATCGCGAATTCGACTTCTTCGGCGCAGCCCAGCAGCCCGACGCCGTCCATATAGATATTCGCGTTGGTGATTCGATTTACGGTTACTGGCGTGGGCATAAGTTTCTTGCTTCCTGGTGCATGCTTTCAGAGACTTTATCTATAGCCGCGGCTTCGCAGACTCGCCCGCACCCCATGCTCGCCTGACGGCTCCGCTCTCAGATCCGTAACCACAGCCTCTTACGACGTGGCCGACGCCGACTGGCTCTGGCCCTGGGCGTTGCCCTTCAATTGCGAGAGCAGCGTCGTGTCGATATAGACGTTGAACGTGAGACGCTCGGCGGGCGGCGGGGGCATCACGTCGAGGTCGAAGACCAACTGTCCGTTGGCGATCTGGCTGACCGGGTTTTCCGCCGGATTGTAGGTCGCGGAGCCGGCGACCAGCGCGCCCTTCTGGATCAGCGAGCGGATGAAATCGTTGCAGTTCGACAGGATCTGCGTGATCAGGGCGTTCGAGATGGGCGAGTCGATATACTGCAGCATATTGAGCTCGATCGACTCCTCGATCACGTCCATGGTGGGGCGCACCGAGATAAACTGGCTTGGAACAGTTTCCGTCGGATAGGCAGCGCTGCGATTACCCCAGACCCGCAGGCCGGTGCCGAAGGCGGAGAACGCGGTCAGGATTCCGGCCGCGTTGAGATTGTTGGTATCCGAGGAAGGATCCAGAATCGACGAGTAGAGACTTACGTCCGGACCAAGCACGCCGACCAGTTGAGTATTCGACGGCGACCACCAATAGCCTTTCGCCAGGTCTTTCGCCGCGATCGCGCCGGCCACGAAGGGCGAATACGGGAATGAGACGTTCACATTCGCCAGATTCTGGACGGCCCCGCCGGACGTGCTGATGGTGATCCCGGTGGGTGCGATTCCGGTGTCGAAATGGAGCTCACAGGGTCCGCAGAGGATTTGCCGTTCGGACGAGGTATCCCAGGAATTGCCGGTCGCGCCGCGATCGGCGAGCAGGGCGGACGGCGAGCTTCCCGGCGGACAATCGATCAGGCAGACCGCGCGCATCGCGGTCGCGACTGTCAGCAGCCCCGACGCGGTCGTCGGGTCATAGGAACCTACCGACTGCCATGCCGGTCCGGTACCGTAGGCCGGCGCGATCAGAATCTTAAGGAAAAACCCCAGCAGCCCGTAGCTGAGCTTCCAGGCTTGCATCCCGGTATAGACATTCGAGGTGACCGTGCCAACCAGCGACGCGTCGGTGAGTTGCGAGGGATCGGCATAGTTGAAAGTGATCTTCACCGTTTGGCCGGCGGTCAGCGCGCCGCCGCCCTTCGCGGTAATCAGTCCGTTGACATGGTCAACGGTGAAGTCCGTGTTCTGGATATAGGTGGCAGTCTGGCCGGAGTTCTGCACTTTGAGCAGTGAAATTCCCATGTGGCCAAGACTGATTACCTGATTCCCCGAGGCGGGAAAGGTGAAAGACTGGGCGCTGAGGCTGGTGTAGTGCTTGGTCTGGTCGAAGACATTGACGACGATCGCCTGGCCGGCGCCTTGCGCGAAGATATTCGCGAGGGCGTATGGAATCGTGTAGCCCTGGATCAGCGGCCCGAACATCCCGGCCTGCCCGGTGGCGCTCGAGGTCAGGCTCGAGCCCGCGACCAGCACGGGCTGCTGCAGGTTCGTCACCGGGCCGAGTGTCACCAGCGCCCAGGTCGCCGTGCCGTCGGTGGTCGTCCCGTTGAGCGACGTGTTCCAGGTGGGCACAGTGGTCGCGGACGTGGTGCCGGCAACGGTGACCTGCTGGATATTGCCGTTGGCGTCGATAATCTGCTGGCCGACACTGACCAGCCAGTTGAAATCCCAGAGCTGGATCGCGCCGGTGACCGCCCAGAGCGGCGCGGAGCCGACGATACCAACCACGGAGGATTTAACAACCAGGATCGGCGCGGGCCCGGTGTTGAACTCGAAAACCTCAGCGCCATGTAAAAAACTTGAGGGCATTAGCTACTCCTCGTTAGCATACAATCCCTCAAGTCATTTTGAGGGAGTCCGCGACCGAAGAATCCCGAATCAATAGCGTTGCGCGAATCGCGGTACTTCGCTGCGCTCAATATAACTAATAGTTACTTCTCACTCGCTTCAGCCGCTGCGTAGTCGACTACGAGTTCGTCGGTGGCAGGCAGGGTCGCGCCGAGACCCGGCTGGATGACCGACCAGTCGACGGAGTAGGCCTTGCGCCAGCCGGTAGCGCACAGAATCGCGCCCAGGTAGGGCAATCGCGGCCCTGACGCGGCAGGCATCGGCAGCGGGAACTTCGCCACGCTGAGCCACATCTGTTTGGCCGCGTCGTAGGGTGCGACGCGGTAGAGGTCGCGCCCGCGCGAATAGACTATGGTAACGAGCTTGATTGCGGCGGGCGGGGCCGCGGTATCCTGCGGTTTATGCTCGGTCATCGGTTTCTCCGTCGCGCGACTGCGCGGATCCGTTGGCCAAGGGGGCGTCTGAGCCGGTCTGGAAGGCGTCAAGCTCCGCCCACGCTTCTTCGAGTCCTGGCGTCCACCACGACGCGGCGCGCCAGTCCGCGACCATCCCCGTGTCAGCGCTCACGGTTTCCGTGCGGCCGGCGGTCAAGCGCATCCGCGTGAAGTGGCGCACGTAATCGCGCCCGCGAATCAAGGCCACGCCGAAGGTATTCCGATAGCGCCACTCGGGCTTGACCGGCTTGGGGAAGGTTTCGACGCTTAGCCAGAGGGCGCCTTCGCGGGGGGCCGCGGGGCAACAGTAATAGTTGCCGTCGCTATTCAGCAGGACGGTCACTTCGTTATTCTGCTCAGCCATTGTTGTATGCCCTGGTTAGTCAGTGGGAACTTGATGCAAGCGCGACGCGGGGCCTCTGCGATCAATTCGTCGGGTTGAAGGGCGCCGAGCCGCCACTCGCGACAACTTCGACAACGTCAGCGTACTTATAGCCAATCGTCACAGTGGCGCCGGCCGGAATCGTACCGGACGGGAGCCAGGTGACGATGCCGTTGACGGCATTGACTACGTAGTCAGTATTCAGCGCGTATAGCTGCCCGGCGAGGCTTGCAACGGTGACACCAGAGAGATTCTGATCCGACAAGGTAATCGTGCCGGAGCTGTTGAACACGTAATTAGCCGGTACCGCGATGTGGCTCGTCTGACCGTTCTCCTCCAGCGCGAGGCCGAGCGTGAAGAGCGGAAAGGCCGGGGTCACGTAATTTTCGACCGCGAGGGTGCGCGTCGTGAAGTGGATCGCGTAATGCCAGATGCCGTCTTCGCGTTTGATGAAGCGCTCTTTTATCGGCCGGAGCTTGGTCGCGGCGAGGTCCGGGACCAGCCGGTAGCCCGCGAGTGCGACGCGCACCGCCTCGAGCATCTGATAAGCCCCGGGCGAGGTGCCGCCCGGCGGTCCGCCGTACGCCCAGCCGAGATCGCGCATCATCACGACCACCGCGAACTCGAGGGTGCGCTCCTGAACGATCAGAGCAACTTCCCTGGGTACCGCATACTCGGCGCCAATGTACTGGACCAAAGCGGCGCCGACGCGATGGGTCAGGCGGTAGGTGTCCGGGTTGTCGGGATAGTGCGCAACTTCGATCAGATTGCCCAACGCGTTCGCGAGCTGGGTGACTATCGTCGCCTCGAGCGTCGCAATATCGAGCGGCGTCGCCGGTGAGTAGTTGGTGCCCGCCCAGGGGGTATCCAGTACCGCAGCCATTTAGCTAGACCTCACCCGCTCCCTCAAAAGCCCTTCAGGTTGCCACGCGAGAAGACCCGGGTTGGCGGCGTGGCGCTCGGATCGCCACCCGCCTGCACCACGGCAACCGCGGGATTCGTGGGATCGGGCGGCTCGAGTCCGTCGGCTGAAAGCCCCAACGTCAATTGACCCGCCGCGACCCGCTGGAGCGTCGCGATCACGTCGTCATAGCGTTTGCGCGCTTCGGCGACGTCGTGCAGCGGCCGCATCGTTTGCATCCGGTACATCGTGATATCGCAGCAGATCCGGACCAGTGTAACGGGCGGGTCGGTCAGCGGGAGCGCGAACCGCGCCTCCAGATAGGTGTCGATCTCCGAGGATGCGTCGTCGAGCGCGGTCTGGATAAAGGTGGTGTTGACGATCGTTACCGTCGGATCCTCATTACTCAGTTGCACAAGATCCCGGTTCGGGAATCTGGCCTGGATATCGGTGACTTGCGCGTACGACATAAGTGTTTTATCGGGGCTCTGCTCTTAAACACCTCTCCTTGTCCAGGGAGAGGTCGCGTCTTCGCCGGGTGAGGGCATCTTCTTCGTTTTCACGCAGCCAGGTGGAAATGCTTTCACCCGCGCTCGCGATGCTCGCTTGCCCTCTCCCTGGACAAGGAGAGGGGTTCAGATCGTGGCCCGCTCTTTTAACGTTACGCTACGTATGGGGTGACGATCAGTTGGCACTCGCCCTTGTAGATATTGGTGCCGGGGATGCCGCCGACGGCGCCGGCCACGTTGATCGCGCCGAAATCGCCGTGGAGGAGTTGCCGCGCGACTTCCTCAAGCGCCGGCGGGACGACCAGGTAGCGATCGGTGGACGGTGAGTCCCAGGAGCCGAAGGGCAGGCCGTCGTCACCGGTAATCGAGCGCATCGCCGCGATCGCCGCGCCGAAGTTGGCAGGATTCGACAGGTCGGTGTTCGACGCGTAAGCCAGTTGCCAGAAAGCGACCCCGGCGTTGGCGCGGCAATCGACCCTGTAGCGGAACTCATCGCGCGACCATACCATCTTGTCGGTCAGCGTATTCATCCGCGAAATCGTCATCGGGCGGCGGATCTGATAGAGGAACGGGCGCAGCGGACGGCCCGCGTCGATCAGGAACCAGTAGGGCCCCGAGCCCGACGAGTTGATATTCGCAAAGGTCACATCGTTCGCGCTTTCATTGAGCGGGCCGGCCGGATGGTTGGGCGCGAAGAAGTTCAGACCGTCGTAGCCCGTGGGGACCGGAATAGTAATGCCAGCTTTGACCACGGGGGTGCCGGTGACGGCTGCTTTCATCAGGCCGAAGACCAGCAGATTCGGAAAGGCGGCGGCTTTCACGCCCAGGTCTTCGATAATCGGCGCATAGATGCCGTAGATATCGTCCTCGATATCGTCGCGGCTGATTGTGATACTGTTTTCGAACTTGCGATTGACGAGGGTGTAGCCCTTGGCCTCAATCGCCTGCAGGCGCCGCTCGCCGACCCATTCGCGGAACTGCGACGTCCGGCCCATCCAGGGATAGAAGGTCTCGCGCGAGGCCGAGCGCGTCACCGTGCAGATACGGTCATAGTAAGTCGGCGCAGCCTCAAAGACCTCTTTGAACTTGGTATCGAAGGTCGTGAAGATCGCCGTGAGATTCGCTGCCGATACTTCCATTTATTTCACCGTTCGGATTTATAGCGCGCTCCGTTGTCGCGCTTGTGCTTCTGCTTGTTTGGTCGATCAATCCCGCGCAATGTTCCCTGCCACGGATACCGCTAGATCCTTCGCTTCGCAGACTCCGCTCAGAGTTTGTGAATTGTTCAATTTGCGCCAGAGCAACATCATTGTCATCCTGAGCCGGCGAGCAACGCGAGCCGTGTCGAAGGACCTGCGCGCAGCGTCTTCAACTCATTTCTCGGCTGAGGTCAGACCATTTTGGGTTGAGCGCTTCAGTTAGCTTGATCTTTTCGCTCTCCGCCATCCTTTGAGTTGCTTCTCGCGCGCGATTCGACATGACACGAACGTAATAGGGCATGGGAAGGCGCTGCGCGCAGGTCCTTCGACACGGCTCGCGTTGCTCGCCGGCTCAGGATGACAAATTGAAGTTGTTCCTGCACTATTCGAAACTTTCACAAACTCTCAGGATGACGCTGGGTCAATTCACCAGGTTGGCCGCTTGCGCCGCGGGCAGGGCCTGCTGCGTGAAGTCGACGTAGACCAGATTGGTTTCGACTGTGACAATCGTGCCGGCGACCACCTTGGTCGGCTTGCCGTAGTTGTACGAAACGAAGACCGTGCCGCTCGCCGCGATCGCGCCGCCGCTGAGCGCCATGAAGAGGCCGCCCTGATAGTCGACTGCGTAGTCAGTACCTTCGACATAATGCGTACCGCCGCCGCCCGTCGCCGAATAGGCATTGAGGCTGCCCGGCACGATATACGGAAAGAGCACTTTGAGCAGCGGCGCCGCCGCGGGCATCGTGAAGCTGGTGGTATTCGGCACCGCGATCGCGCCCGAGCCGTCGGTGAGGCTCACGGTATGATCGTCGTTGGCGAAACAGAGCTGGCCGATATTGATTGCCGCGATCGAGCCGTCATTGTCCATCCCGAAGATGCCGCGGCGGGCGTACACCGAAATTGCGCCGGCGCTGCCAAGGTTGGGCAGGTTGGGCGGAAACTGGGCGGCCGCGGTAGTCAGGTTGTTGGCGTTGACGCCCACCGGCATATCGCCGCCGGCATAGACTTTGGTCACGACGCCGAGGACGCGCATCGCGTTGAGGGGCGCCGCGCCGAGCACCTGGCCGGGCACCGCGTAGCCATTGGCGTCAAGCGCGACCATCCCGCCGACGTACAGCGAAGTCGCCGCCTCGACGCCGACAAAGCGGTTTAGCGCTCCGGCGAAATTCAGTTCCGGAGTGTTGCGCGAAGCAGTGAGTAAAGCCATTTATTTCACCCTTTTCACAGCGCGCGCCGTTGTCGCGCTTGATTTCGTCTCCGGCCTCTCGTCGAAATCCTTTTCCTGGCCGATTCGATCAGGCCGCTCGGCGGCCCGCGCGGTGATTCCGTGATTAGTGCTTCAGGTCTGGTGTTGGTTAATTCAGTTCCAGACGAATGATCGAGCCGGCGGTCGGCTGCGCGGCCATCGCGGCTTGCGCCTGCGCGCGCCGGGCCAGAAACTTCTGTGGATCGGTGCGGGTCTGGGTGCAGATGCGCGCTTCGTCCTCGCTGAGGGTCGCCGCCGCGGAGGCGTGGCGCGCGGGCGAAGCGGGGCTCCCCGGCATGCCCGCGGCGGCCAGGGCGAGGGTGGGCTGAGCGCCGACGAAACGGTTGAAGCCGGCGGCGTCGGCCGCGCAATAAGCGATAGCCCATTCGCGCTGCGCCGGGACCAGCTTGCCGGCCGCGATCGCGGCATCGACCCGGGCCACCGCCTTTTCGGCGGCACGCTGGCCGCGCAATTCGCTGATCGCGCGATTCAAGCCGAGCACCATCGGGTCACGCGCCATGCGGGCGCGGAAGCCCGCATCGGTCAATGGCCGGGCACGACGCATCGACGCACGAGTGGCCGGCGCCGGACCTCGCGTGAAGGCCGCGCGCTCCGCCGCCTGACGGGCTTCGCAGTCCGCGCGCTCGTCGTCGTCGGCGCAGCGCGCCAGCTCGTCGGCATGACGGGCCGCCATCGCTTCGGCGGATTCGTCGGGTGGCGGCGCATCGGCGTCGTCAGCAGTGGTGTCGTCATCACCGTAATCGTCGTCGGCCGCGTCGTCATCGTCGGTTCCGTCAGCGCCGGACGCGTCGTCCGGATCGAGCGCCAGCCTGGCGAGTTCGAGAATCCGGCCCGGCGCCACTTCGGGCAGAGCCTCCGCCAGCGCCCGCACGGTCTCGTGCAGGGGCCGCGCGAGCCGGGCGTGAAGGGCGATCAAGCGGATTTCAGCGGACGTGAAGTGCATGCGTGCCTCTCCGCGCTGGGCCGTAGCGAGCCGGCCAGCGCTGCAACCCAACGCCCGCATCGTGACGCGCCGGGGGCGCGGCCGGTAGGACTGAAGGGTTCACTACATGCCGCGAGTGGCTCGTGGCATGGTGGGCGAGGAGAGGCGGTACGCGCCGGGAAGCGGCGCTTACTTGCCAGTCGCGCGATCCCGCGCGATCCGCTTGCGGGTCGAGAGGGCTTCGTAAACCCGCGCCAGATCGTCCGCGGCCAGCCGCGTGAGCGACAGCACGACGACCTTCTTGCGCAGCTCCGCCGCGGCGATCTCGCAGACCTGATCTTCCGTCAGCGTGAGGCGCGCCGCCTTGGCCCGCACCGCGTCGAGCAGCTCGCGCCGCCAGGGTTCACCGCGCGGAAAACGCATCGGCACCCCCGCCGCCAGCCGTTCAGCTTTGACCGTCACACGGGAATTGATGATATTCCCGCTGCCGCGAATCGTCGTGTCGGGCGGCCCCTCGACGCTCGCGTCATCCAGCAATCTGCGGATCTCCATCCGTGCGGACTGTTCTTTCATCATGGTCAATCCATTATTTAATCAGGTGTGAATGCCCAAGATTGAGCTTCTCTGCATCATGTAGCATATAAGAACCTATTGTTGCAACAATAAGTTAGCAATGAGTGTCTGAATGTCGCCTGAACGCTTCGGCGTGCGATCCTCCGCCAGGCGTTGAGCCACGAGGGCATAGATCTTCGCGGCCAGTGCCGCCTTGTCGGCGGGAATCATGATACGGCGGCGGCCGCCGCGCCGGGGTCGCGCCAGATAACGATCGACCTCCTCGAGCACGACGGCCAGCAACTGCTGATCGATTCCGCTCACGGCCGGCGGCGCGCCGGTCAGCAGCCACTCCACCGTGACGTCGCAGGCCGCCGCGAGTTCGGCCAGGCGGTCGGGCGGCGGCAGTTTCTTGGCCGGTCCAACCCAGTAGGACAGCGTGGTCTGGGCGATTTTGGCGCGCCGCTCGACCGCTTCCTGGCCGCCGGCGCGTTGATACGCCTCGCGCAGGCGTTGCTTGAAGGCCTCGTTGGCCATGCTCAGGCGCCTCTGGCGGGCATGATTCGGCGGTGCAAAAAAAATCTGTACTTCCCTCTTTACGTACTTAGCAAGAATTTGGTACTTAATTTTCGGTAACGAAGTTCGGTT